CCCGTGGGACCCGAAGAGGGTCAACACAGATCCTGAAGGTACGGCGATAAAGTCGTTCTTAGCAGCGGAACAACGTTGCAAAAGGATGAACCGTAAGTTGTGCCTCCTTAGGAAAAGTCACCGAGGGAAACCTCGGCTGCTCGGGTATCATCTGAGCCGGATGAGAGGTTGGATAAAGTACGTCTTGGGTGACGCACCAGACCTTCTCTCGATATACCGGAACGCTGACCTTACTGGAGGGGCCTCTGTGGGTGTTCACGGTGATGCAACCAATCTGTTGCGCAAGTTAATGGCAGCCGATTGGACCGTGACCCCTAGTTGCATGCCCTACCTAGCTAGCGTGATGAGTCACAACGTCCACTTCGCCACTCGCGTGGCTAAGACAAACGGGGTGATTCAGAGCCTTCATGTCTCTCCCAAGGACATGGAGGGGATCGTACGCTTGGTCAATTCGAATAAAGTCGCTTTTGTGCCTAAGACTGCTAAGACACATCGCAGTATTGCAGTCGAACCGTTAGGCAATGGTCTAGTACAGAAAGGGATCGACCTTACGATGCGAGAGCATCTAAAGAGGGTCGGTATTGATCTGTCTGACCAAAGCCAAAACCAGAAGATGGCCTATTACGGGTCTGTCTTGTCTGGGAGTGAAGGTTGGTCCACAATCGACTTGTCGAGCGCTAGTGATAGCGTTTCGATCGAGTTAGTGCGTGAACTCCTTCCTCCGGACTGGTTCTATTTTCTGAACCGGGTTCGGAGCCCATCGTATACATTCGACGGCGTCGAGAGACGCTCGGAGAAGTTTTGCACGATGGGGAACGGTTTTTGCTTCCCACTAGAGACCCTGATTTTCGCAGCCGTGTGCCAGTCAGTAACTGCTGGCAATGCGGGGCGGACGTTCTGGTGTTACGGAGATGATATCATCGTGCCGAACAGCAATTTCGGTGAGGTGGTGGAACTCCTTCGCGAGTTGGGCTTCAAGACGAACAAAAAGAAAACGTTCGCCGAGGGCCCTTTTCGTGAGTCATGTGGTAGCAACTGGTACAGTGGTGAGGACGTAACTCCCTTCACGCTTGACTTTCGCCTGGACTCACTTCAGGCACTGTACAAGTTCATCAATCTAGCTAGGAGGAATGAGCGTACTAGCTCATTCCTTGAGGATTGCATCCATTTGTGTTTGGCTGCAATCCCCGATCAATTGCTACTGTGGCGACCCTACAAAGGCGCCCCAGAAACCGGCATTGATCCAACTGGATTGTCCTTCACACCGCGATACTGGAGCAGGTGCAAACATCTGCAAACGTTCCGTTGGTGTGAGTTGGAGTCTCGGCCTGCGAAGGACGAGATGATGGCACCCGACTGGGTGGTGATGGCAGCTGCTCTTCGAGGTCACCCTTCTGAGCAACTGTTCACCTACCGCCGCAAGGTGGTATGGCGTGTGCGAGTGATCGCACGTTCTGGCGATTTAATACCGTCGGAACCAACCCTTGGTCTACTAAGGATTGAGGGCTTAGCAAGACGCCTCGCTCGCAAGAGCTAGGCGACCTTCGCTTTACGGGACTGGGATACTTTCCAG